ATGAAGCTCAACGCTCGCCAAGTCGATACTGCTAAGCCCAAGGAAAAACCCTATAAACTTGCTGACGGTGGCGGACTTTACCTTCTCGTTAATCCCAATGGTGCAAAATACTGGAGACTCAAGTATCGGGTGGCCGGGAAAGAGAAGCTGCTCGCTTTAGGTGTGTATCCAGACGTTACCCTGGCCGTCGCGCGTTCTAAACGTGATGAGGCAAAAAGGGGTATCGCTGGGGGTATCGATCCTAATGAAGCAAAGCGGGAAGAAAAAGCCACTCGCGAAGCTCAGGTAAACAACACATTTCATGACATCGCTACAGAGTGGCATTCGAGTAAGTTAAAGAAGTGGTCTCCCGGATATGCCTCCGACATTATGGAAGCATTCAAAAAAGACGTGTTCCCCTACATTGGCAAAAAGCCAATTGCAGAGATTAAGCCGCTTGAACTGCTGAATGTGCTTCGTCGAATGGAAGGGAGAGGGGCTACAGAGAAAGCCAAAAAAGTGCGGCAGCGTTGCGGCGAGGTTTTCCGTTATGCAATCGTTACTGGCAGGGCTGAATATAACCCCGCTCCAGATCTCACTAGTGCCATGCAGGGGCATGAACCCAACCATTATCCTTTCCTGAATGCGCCAGATCTTCCCGCATTTTTTGAAGCGCTATCACGCTACTCAGGTAGTGAGCTGGTGGTATTGGCTGCGCGTTTGCTCATCATTACCGGCTTAAGAACTGGCGAACTGCGTGGGGCTATGTGGCAGGAAATCGATGCTGATACTGCGATGTGGGAAATCCCTGCTGAACGCATGAAGATGCGCCGTCCACATATCGTCCCTTTATCCCAGCAGGCGCTATCCATCATTGCGCGCATTCATGCAATCACTGGTAAATATCCTCTTATGTTTCCGGGGCGTAACGATCCACGAAAGACTATGAGTGAGGCCAGCATTAACCAGGTGTTTAAGCGGATTGGATATACCGGCAAGGTAACAGGCCACGGTTTCCGCCACACCATGAGTACCATTCTCCACGAACAAGGCTATAACACCGCCTGGATTGAAACGCAGCTCGCCCACGTCGATAAAAACTCTATTCGCGGTACGTACAACCATGCCCAGTATCTGGATGGCCGCCGGGAAATGCTTCAGTGGTATGCCGACTACATGGACAGCCTGGAGCATGGTGAAAATATTGTTCATGGTAAATTTGGTAATAGTGCCTGATGTTACTGTATATATAACCATGTTCCATTGTGGTGTATCTATGACCGTTGTAGACTTCTGTAGACTAATAAAAAAAGGCTATGTCTAGGTTGATCCCCGAAAACCCGTACACCTCTGCGGGCTGACATAGCCGCCAAAATTAGAGGGCGCGAGGTGGCGAGTGAATACATACAATCCTAAAAGCTGTAGCTCCCTGGAAAAGGCTTATTACACTCCAATTGAGGCTGCTTTACGGTGGTGTAATTTGATTGATCATGAAGTGATGATCCTTACTACTGTGGGAGAAAATCTTATTCCTGGCGTCAGGGATTTTCCTCAATGGCCTTGCTTGCGTAATAATGCGGAAAAAATTGTAGATGCTATCCGCAATGAAGAAATATCTTACGGGCGGGATGGTAAAACGGTTTCTCCTGGGGAACAGGTAGCAAAACACAGACTCACTGTCCGTCATTCTGATCTCAAAGCATGGATGGCGAAAAATTACCCAAATCAAAAACCATCTTTTCTTTTCGATACGGTTGAGCAACAACTCCATGCCGGAATTACTGTTGATGCGTACCAAACCCTTCAATCTGAGAATAAACGCCTAAATATTCGATTGGCTAACGCAGTAAAAACATTTCAGCAGCAAAAGCATGAAATATCTGAATTACAGGGAGAGCGTGATTCTCTTAGGCAGATGGTTGATAATTCTGTTCAAAATATTGATGGACGCTCGGAAACAACATATTTGAATATTATAGGTGGCTTACTTTCTCTTATGCTGGGACATTCTCCGAGCGGGAGGAAACTGTCCGAATTTGCCAATCAGGGTGCAATTATTAGCGCCATGCTCGCTCATTTTGAAGGGATGCCCGGCATTAGCGTAAGAACACTCGAAGGCAAATTCTCTGAGGCCAACAAAAGCTTAAAAAACCGCTGATACGCCCTCCCTGGTACCGCAATTGCGGGAAACGATACCGCAATTGCGGTGATCTTTGATTCTGCTATAGCTGTAATAGCTCCTGTAGACGTTAATCAACTACAGGAGCATTTAAAATGTCTAATACACTTATTCGTCTCCCAGAAGTACAACGACGCACCGGTTATAGCAAAGCGTGGATTTATCGCCTTATGAGCCAGCATCGTTTTCCAAAAACAGTGAAGATTGGTTCCCGCGCTATCGCATTTATCGAAAGTGAAATTGATGAATGGGTTAATCAGCGTATAGCTGAATCTCGTGGTGAGGTGGCATAATGGGAAAGAAAAACCGCCCCGTAGAGCAGGCGGCTAACTCAGATATTCGCACATCTGATATTACGCCCGCCAATAGCACATTACAAGTTTCTAAGCGCACCCCAAAGAAACACCGTGCTCGCGTCTATATGCTTCGCAATGGTGTCGATGGATGGACAGAAAATGATATTCTGCATTACTGCCACCTTTCATCTGGACGCAATTATGCGTCGGAGCTTGAGCGCCAGCTTGGTATTCGACTGGAACGAATCGACGAAAAAAACCTGGACGGCATTGGCGCACATTTGCGCTACCGATTTTCCTGCCGGGACGACGTTCTCAAAGTGATCCAGTTTGTGAACCATAAAGCCGCCATTAATGAACATCACGGATTATCTCAGCAGGATATTACCGACATTTTGAACCTCTACCCGGACGCTTTTAACGCCGTATAACGGAGCCGAAAACATGACTATCGAAAAAAGCCGATTCAATTCGGAGGCCGCTCCACAACCGGGCCTCAGCCAAAAAGGTATTCCTCATGCAGTCGGAGGTGATATTTCCGTTATTCGGTTTGAGGATATCAAAGTTCGCATCGTAAATATGGACGGAGATCCTTGGTTTATTGCCAAAGACGTTTGTGAGGCACTAGAAATCGCCGATCACAAAGTCGCATTACGGCGATTAGATGTCGATGAAAGGGGGGAGTGTTTAACACCCACCCTTGGTGGATTACAGGTTATGCGTACCGTCTGCGAATCGGGTTTTTACAAATTGATCGCCCGCAGTAGGAAGGCAAGCACCCCAGATACATTCGCTCATCGCTTCACAAACTGGGTATTCCGCGAGGTTATCCCGTCTATTCGTAAAACCGGTTCCTACGGCGTACCGTTCGCTTTCCTGAACGATCACAGCAAACGGTACGCGGCATACATCAAGAAAGCCAGCAAGCGCGGTAAAGATCTGCAAGCCTGCAAAGTTGAGAAATCCCGCCTAATTGCCGAAGAAGCAGAATTATGGCGCAAATATCAGCCTCAATTGCCGGAGGTTCACTAATGTCCGCCCTACAGAATAAGGCCTTTCTCCTGGCTGACTTGATGTACGTCTTATGCGGGATAGCGCAAGCCCATGAGAGTAAAGCTGACATAACAGTACCAGCTAATGCCAGCTCCTCGTTTTCTCGTCGTGATAACGGGAATTGTTTCCAGACCGATACGCTTGCGTCAGAAGCTGAATTTTCCGAGCCTTTAAAAAATAAGTTGCTGCCTACTCACTTCTCAGTCTATGGTTATAGCGCACCAGCAAAATCTGGTGCCGGGATTGGCGTCCTGAATGACTGTATGGCGACATATGACGCGCCTGGCGTCTTTTTTTGTGTCGTTAATCTAACTCACCCTTTTTTCAGTGATGCGAGTATGATTCGTGTCGCTCGCAAAGTAATGGTGGGCTGGGTGGGGGCGGAGCAATCCGCGCCGGAGTCCATACAGTCCGGTCACGCCAACCCTGCTCAGTCCACCACCAGCGAAATTGGCGTTTCCGGTGGTGGTTATTCGAACCACTGTATGGAGGCTGCCGCTATGCTGGCTACTACCCCTGCCCAAAATCCGCAATTCATTTGGCTTATTGCAGCTGTACGCCGCGATTGCCCAGTAATCAAAGCTGTTATTCATCATATTAATGCCGAATCTGAGTATGAGGCTCGCCGTGCTTTGGCAAGGGATCACATTTGCTTCTTTGCAGGCCGTATCCGCATTCAGGAGGTGTGCCATGCATAATCAAAGCACCATGAATATGGATAAACCCTACCTGCTCGCTGAAATGACGCACGAAACCGAATGCGTTTTGGCAATTCTTCGAACAGTTAATCAGGTCGACGATCCTCACACCAAAAGTTATCTCATCGATGCGGCAGAGCTTATTGGCTCTGAGTTATTGAAAAAGCTTGAGCATAATGAGCGTATCGAGGATGGAGAATGAAGATGCGCAACATCGACATGATCCGCCAGGTTTCCGAAGCTGCTCGCGGTCGCTGGCCAGATGTTCTTTCACTGATGGGGATCGACGTGCCAGCCTCTCCGCGCGCGCAGGTCGCCTGTCCGGCCTGTGGCGGTAAAGATCGCTTTCGCTTCGATGATGACGGGCGCGGAGCACACTTCTGTAACGCCTGTGGTGCAGGAGACGGACTGGAGCTGGTGAAGAAGGTGAACAGCTGCGACTCCACCCAGGCCGCTCAGCTGGTGGCCGATGCGCTGGGGATGAGCATGCAGGACATGTGCAATCCAACCAGCCAGAGTATTGCCCAACAACAACAGGCGCAGGCCGACCGTCGGGCGGCGCTGGAGCAGCAGCAGGCCGATGAGCGCGCGGTGCGTTCTGTCCGTTTCACTGCTCGACTGGAGGAACTGGCGACTCAGGCGCGATTTGGAGAGTCCGCTTACCTGGTTGGCAAAGGACTACCCGGTTTTACCTACCCAATACTGCCTAATGGTTCACTGCTGCTGACGCTGGTGAATGAGTTCGGCGTAGCCGTTGCCGCACAGACCATTACTGCTAAAGGTGAGAAACGTCTGCTCACTGGTTCTGCGAAAAAAGGTTCGTATCACGTCGTTAATGCTGCGCTGGCACCTCAGGTAGTGATCATCGGTGAGGGGCTGGCAACCGTCCTTTCTGTGCACCTGATGTGTCCTGACGCGCTGGCAGTGTGTGCCATAGACGCGGGCAACCTGCTACCCGTCGCAATACAGATGCGCCAGCAGCACCCACGGAAGCAAATCATCATTGCTGCTGATAACGACTGGCTGGACGACAAGCCCAATACTGGCACAGAGCGGGCAGAGAAAGCCGCCTCTGCCGTGGATGGTTACGTTTCCGTGCCGCCGACAGACTATAAGGCCGACTGGAACGACTACCACCAGCAAAACGGGCTGGAAGTCGCTACGGCCGCGTTTAACAATTCGATGTACCAGCCGCAGGGGGAATGCGTGATACCGCAACTACATGCCATCAAGGGCGGGAAAACAGACCAGCCTGAGAAAGACCCGTTAAAACCTCACATTGAAAGCCGTAGTGACGGGGTTTACTGGATTGTGCCGAAGGTGGACAAGGAAAGTGGAGAGGTCATCAACAATGAAAGCTGGCTGGCCTCACCGATGGACGTCATCGGCACCGGGCGTGACGATAAGGATCAGTACCTGATATTGCGCTGGCTGGCCTTTGGCGCAGGCATACCGACAACAGCGGCTATTCCCCTGGCTGATATCGGGGAGCGTGAAGGTTGGCGCACACTGAAAGCTGGCGGGGTTAATGTCACTACCAAAAGCAGCTTACGGGCGATCCTGGCCGACTGGCTACAGCGTAGCGGCTCGCGTGAATTGTGGCGCGTAGTTCATGCTACGGGCTGGCAGTGTGGGGCATACATCATGCCGGATGGGGAAATCATCGGCTCACCTTCACATCCGGTTTTATTCAGTGGTCGCAGTTCTGCCGCAGCCGGTTATGTCGTCAAAGGTACGGCACAGAGCTGGCGTGACAGTGTAGGCCGCCTGGTGGGAGGTAATTACTCCATGATGACAGGCGTCGGCGCGGCGCTGGCGGCACCTCTAATCGGGCTGGTGGGCGCTGACGGATTCGGTATCCATTTCTATGAGCAGTCGAGCGCCGGTAAGACCACCACGGCAAATGTTGCCAGCAGTCTTTACGGTGACCCTGATTTACTGCGTTTAACCTGGTACGGCACAGCGCTGGGGCTGGCAAACGAAGCCGCCGCCCACAATGACGGGCTGATGCCGCTGGATGAAGTCGGACAGGGGGCAGACCCGGTAAGTGTGTCGCAGTCTGCCTATGCGCTGTTTAACGGTGTGGGCAAACTCCAGGGAGCGAAAGAAGGCGGAAACCGGGATTTGAAACGCTGGCGTACAGTGGCGATCAGCACAGGGGAAATGGACCTGGAAACCTTCATCGCCACCGCCGGACGTAAAACCAAAGCCGGACAACTGGTGCGCCTGCTGAATATCCCGCTGAGTAAAGCAGTGCGTTTCCACGACCACCAGAACGGCAAACAGCACGCCGACGCAATGAAAGACGCTTATCAGCACAACTTCGGCGCAGCCGGGCGGGAGTGGATTAAATGGCTGGCCGACCACCAGCAGCAGGCCATTGATACCGTGCGTGAGTGTGAAGCCCGCTGGCGCAGTCTTATTCCTGCTGACTACGGTGAACAGGTTCACCGCGTGGCCGCAAGATTTGCCATTCTGGAGGCAGCGTTACTGCTGGGTGAGGTTGTCACCGGATGGGACGCGCAGACCTGCCGGGATGCGATACAGCACAGTTACAACGCGTGGCTGCGTGAGTTCGGTACCGGTAACAAAGAGCACCAGCAGATTGTTGAACAGACCGAGGCCTTTCTTAATGCGCATGGACTGAGCCGTTTTGCGCCGTTTCCGTACAACCCTGCAGATTTGCCAATACGTGATCTTGCCGGATACCGTCAGCGGGGGGGCCACGATGAAAGCCCGATGATTTTCTATACCTTCCCGGCAACGTTTGAAAAAGAGATAGCCGCAGGGTTCAACGCAAAGCAGTTTGCCGAAGTGTTGAAAAACGCAGGCATGCTTACACCACCGAAAAGCGGGCGTGGGTATCAGCGTAAATCACCCCGTATTGAGGGCCGACAGATTAACGTTTATGTGCTCAGTTACCAGCCTGAGGAAGAACAGCCAGAGTGAATAAAGCTCTCATGTGCATAGTGTGAGTGTTAGTTCAGTTGGTTCAGTTGGTTCATTGTTTATATGTGACTGTTATTTAAAGTATGGAGTCTAAAAATTGAACCAACACTGAACCAACAAATGTCCTTTTTGAACCAATATAAATCCCGGAATTCATCATCACAGGTAGGTAAAAGACTATGACAGCACAAATTTCAGCATACGGGCGGCTGGTGTCCGACCCGCAGACCAGAACGACAAACAGCGGCACTAGCATGGCAATGGCCCGACTAGCGGTATCGCTGCCCTGCAATACGGCAGAAGCCGGAGAGGCTACTTTCTGGCTGGGTGTTATTGCCTTTGGAAAGCAAGCAGATGCGTTGGCTAAGCACCAGAAAGGCGATCTTGTGAGTGTTGCGGGCACAATGCAGATCAACCAGTGGACTGGCAATGATGGTAGTACCCAGACCGGGTATCAGGTGATAGCCGACAGCGTGATCAGCGCCAGGACGGCGCGCCCGGGTGGGAAGAAGGGTCAGCAGGGACAGGCAACAGATGCCCTGCGAAGAGCCCAAGAGCAGCAATCACCCGCTACTGGATATGAAGGTTATGACCAAACTCCGCCATATGGCGATGATTTTTGAGAGAGAATAAATTTGCAGCAATAGATAGGTTACATATAGATAAGCCTCTCAAGGCATGACGTTTATGGGCGATTTCAGTATTACCGCTTAAATGTAGAGTTAGCACGTTTCCAGCTTTGACACTGCTGATATTCAGTGCGGATATTTCCTTCTGAGGTTAACGTGCCGTTATTCTTTTTCGGTGGATCAGCGAGAAGTTGGAGTAGTGAAGCACCATCTTCCTCGATACGCCTCCATATTTCAGCTCTTGCGCTATTGGTATTTTGTGGCCTGCGGTAGCTCGTCATTACATAAAACCTCTGATTTAAGTTTGCCAATATTATAAGCATGGCATCATATTTATGCGTGGGATATGTCACGTATCCCTTCCCTTTTTTCGTCACTAGATAATCAATTTCCCTTCTGATAACGATCGAATTTATTGTTTCAATAATTGCAATGTATGTGGTGATCATTTCACTTTGTGAAATTATAATGATTATATAAATATTCAGGAGGTGGTCATGTCGAAGCAATCCGTAAAACCTGTCCTGCTCAGCCAGACACAGATTCAGGCAATCCGAAAAATTCAGGAGCATCAGCGTCAGCAATCAGGTATCGGTGTTGCGCCAACTATCCATGAAATCGCCAGAGGGTTGGTGGATAAAGCGCTACAGCAACATATGGGGTAATAAGTTGAATAACCACCACACCATGAAAAATCATAAATATCATTTTTATTCATATTGATATGTGTTTTTTCGAGGTAAGAAAGGGTAACTATGAAAGAGAATATGACCGAGGTTGAATTAAACCAAGAACTTCAAAAACTGGCTGATCAATTGCCGATTGAGGCGAGATTATTAATCTTTGAATTGATGCTACGTTACAGCACTGCAAGTGCGTTTTTGAAATCATTTTATCCAGGATATCCGGATAGTTATTTAGATGTTCTCTCCACTTTAACCCCTCGTCGGCGTGACATGTCACAACCAAATAAAAAGCATTAAGGAGCATCGGTTATGCCAACAGTACCAACAGTGACAGGTCGGCAGGTTGAAAGTCGTGGTGTCTCCGCCCCGGCATTGCAGGTATTTGCTCAACCGAACATCGGCGATGTTTTTGCACAGGTAGCTCCACAATATGCTGGGGTGCTTATCGAAGCAAAACAGCAGGCTGATGTGGCTATGGCACAAGAAGGAACCCTTCGTCTTGATTACGTTGATAATCAATTAAAGACAGATTTTATGACGCTCCAGGGCAAAAATGCCATAGGCAAAGCCCCGCAATATATTCAGCAATTCGATGACCAAATAAACACCATTGCTGCTGGAATAAATAGTGAGCGTTCACGTAATACTTTTCTGTTAAATGCGCAGCAACAGAGAACACAGTTTGCCACACAACTGGAAAGGCATGAGTTCTCACAACGGCAACAATTTGAAGAAGGGCAATTCCAGGGAATTCTCGTCTCTAACGCTAAAACGGCTTCTTCTCTGTACAATGATAATGCTGCATATATTTCTACGAATAAACAGACTTTTCAGCAGATAGAAGATTATGGTGCCGCTCATGGCTGGAGCCCGGAGCAGATTCAGGCCAAGAAAATTGAGTTCAAGGAGAAATCCGCGAAAGCAACTGCCGAGAATGCTGTTGGCGCCAATTATATGCAGGTTAGGCAGCAAAATGCTGAGCTGAGCGATATTGCAAATGGAGCTATTCGCGTTCCTTTTAGTGGAGAAGACTCTTCCAGAGGGTTGCGGAATAATAATCCAGGTAATATTGAAGCCAGTAATCAAAATCCCTGGGTTGGACAAGTTGGTAGTGATGGCCGATTTGCAAAATTTGAAACACCAGAGCACGGTATCAGGGCTCTTGGTAAGAATTTGCTTTCTTACCAAAATCAGGGGGTTGATACGATAAAAGAAATTATTAACCGCTGGGCTCCGGCATCAGATAACAATGATACTGCGGCATATATTTCCGCTGTCTGTAAACAACTTGGGGTTAAACCAGATCAGCAAATCGACGCATCTAACCCCAATACGTTAAAAGCACTTTGTGCTGCAATTATCCATCACGAGAATGGAGGGCAGCCATATAGTTCAGAGCAAATATCTACTGGCGTTAATGCGGCTCTTGGTATTTCATCATTGCCAACCAGTACAAAGCGTTATACAGGTACTGCATGGTTTGATGCGCTCAATGAATCTGATCAAGCCAGCGTCCTTCGGCAAACAGACGCATTAGTAAAACAACAGCAATCCGAGTATCGCTCTATGCTTGATGGCCGTGTCCGTGACGCAACGGCAGCCTATATGCGAGGAGTTGAGTTTCCTTCACCTCCATCGCAAACAGATTTTTTAAAAGCTTATGGATTTCGTGAGGGTAATCTTCGATATACAGAATTCCGTAATACCCAAATTGCCGGCCAATATATTGGGTCGTTCCGCACCATGCCGACCAGCAGCATCACCGCATACGTTGAGCAGTTGCGCCCCGGCACGGAGAAAACTGGCGAGGGGTACGCATCGCGTGCAACTCTGTTCGACCAGGTGTCGGCAGCGGCCACTAAAGTAATCACTCAGCGCCAGAACAATCCGTTTAAAGCTGCGGTGGAGATAGGGGCTTATAAGCCTATAGCCAGCAATAATCCGGGTGACATAACTGCTGAGATGGCTAACCGATTCTCAAGGCAGGAAAGCCTGCGAGTGTTAGGGATCAACGCCCCAATCCTCAATAGTGAAGAGGCGGCGACTCTGGCGCAGCAGGTGCGAGGCACACAGAATGTTGACCAAACCATTAAGCTGCTGCAGAGCATGGGTGAAACCCTGCCGGCGCCAGCGATGCGACAGGTAGCATCCGCGATTGCGCCGAGCAGCGCAGCAACCGCATATTCTGCGCTGCTGCTGGGTACGCCGGATAACCAGTACGACAACACCAAACCATCCATCGCGTACAGCCAGTTCGTTAGCTACAAGCCAACCATGAACAAGTACGACGTTTCCAAAACCATCCTTTCAGGGGATCAACTTTTGAACCCAACGAAGGCTATGAAGGACGCCGGTATTCAGCCCGTACAATTGCCGAGTGAAGATAAGCTTAAACGTGCTTTCGATGATGAAGTTGGCAAGTCATTCAGGAATAACCCGGAAGCAGGACAAGTCGCATTTGGGCTTTTTAAAGCAGCGTATGCTGGCATCGCTTACCAGTCGGGCAACGCATCAATGATTCGTACTGACGCAGCCAATTCTGATGTTGTGAAGAAAGCTGCGCAATATGCCACTGGCGGGATATATAAGGGCTTTAACGGTGGTGATATCGTGATGCCGTTCGGCATGGATAAATCCACCTTTAAAGACCGCTATACCGCTTCTGCTCAGCAGACTCTGAAAGACGCTGGCCTGAATGAAAACGCCGCTTCTAACTTTACTCCGGTGAACATTGGGAATAACCAGTACTGGCTGGTAAATGGAAGTGGCCGCTGGGCAACAGACCCTAAAACAAATCAAAAAATTGTTGTGAGGGTTGAATAATGGCTGATGTTTTTTCTCTTGCTCCAGAAGGGCAGGCGTGGGCGGATGACCGGGCAGATAATAATCCAGCACGGCTGGAAGATTATGAGCCAACATTATTTCAGGGCTCAATAGCGGCCCCAGCTCGCGGTGTGGCAGAAGGTACGCTTGGTCTTGCTCAATCCGCCGTTGGTTTTAGTAAGCGACTGATCAGCGACCCGGTGTTTACCGCCGATATTGCGCCAACGGTGAATATTTTCCGCATCATGTTCCCGGACTCGGACAAAATCCTGAATAGCACTTATGACACGATGGGTAAGCAGTTACAGGATGCTCGGGAGTACGTTAAGCCTGATGCTGGTAGCCAGGGCGCAGCTGCTGAGGTTCTTCATAGTCTGGGACAGTTCGTCCCTGCGATAGGTGCCACTATCGTAGCTGGGCCTACTGTCGGCGCTGCCACAGCTTTCAGCTCTACCTACGAACAGTCGTATCAGGATTTCCGCAGTAAGGGTGTCGATGAGGATACGGCTCGAAATCTTGCCGCACAGCAAAGCACATTCAATGCTGCCGGGATGCGCTTACCAGCCGCTGTCGGATCCAAATTGGCAGCGCGTATCGTGTCAGGCGTTGCAATTAACACCTCGTTCGGAGGGATAAACCGTTATTCAGTCGGAGAAACATTAGAGGAAAAGGGCTATACCGACATGGCTAAACAGTACCGGATATTCGACGGGCAGGCCATGCTGGTGGATGCGGTACTGGGGGCGACCTTTGGCGGCGCGCATCACCTTGCATCACGCAATGGTACTGATACTCCAGCGCCAGAAACAGAAGCCCCGATCCCGGCGGCAGAGGTTGGCAGTGTTTCGGATAGCGCGTCACCTACATTACTGACAGAAGCATCATCTGATCCTGCGCCATTGGGTGATGTTCCAGCGGCGCCACAGGTCACTTTCGAATCGCGAATGGCAGAGCTGGAAGACAGATCCGCGAAGTTGCTTTCCCGAGGTGATCGCAAGGTGTGGCAGTCAGAGGTAGCGAACAGTCAGCGCATCCTGGGAAACCTCAACGAGCAGCGAGCCACCATTCTCAGCGAACAACTGTCAGGGAGCGGTAAGGAACTATCATCTGCCAGGCAGGATAAGCAGGCGCGACTGCATGCAGTTGATCAGCAGATCGATCAGGTACAACAGCGCCTGCTGGACGCCACTAAAACTCTGGCACCGAACATGCCCGGCGGCCAGTTCTACGAGGCTCGAGCCGATCTCACTCGTATCCAGCAGGGCATCATTCCGGAAAGCATGCGTGGACTAATTCGGGAGTCGGCGATCAAGCCGAGTGACATTGACGCGGCCCACACTCTGAATGAGGGCCTGTATTACGACGTCGAGTCGGCGCCCGTGTTGCACGCCAGCAACGAAAGTATTAACAGCCATGTGGCAGCCATGGACGAAGCCTACCGCCAGTTGTCCGATGGGCAGCCGGTTAATATCAGCATGATGGCACGCGGTCTTGATGGCCCGGCGCGGCCCGGGATGCTGGACGCTGCTGCGGAACAGCACAATGCAATGCGCCAGGTCTTTGATGACAATGGGATCAGGTATGAAACGCCGACAGATCTAGCTGGTGGGGCTCCGGCCCTGCGTGCTGAGAGCGCATTTATGGCTGTAGAAGAAACAGGCGGGCAGGTCAGTATAGATCCCGATACCGGGCAGGCTATTTCATCAAACAGTTACGACTTGATGGCGGCCCGCGATATGGCGACCAACAACCCTGATTTGATGATCACTCACCCTGACACTGGGCTGCCGGCAAAACTTTCCGATGTTCTGGCAGAGTTCGACGAGCAGATTCAGACCGTGCAGAACGAGTCGAAAGTTTATTCCGTTGCCGCAGCGTGCTTCCTGAGGAATCCATAATGAAACAGGCATGTGTTGAAGCCATTGCTCAAACCCTTGGGCGCCAGCCGAAAGCCGATGAGCTGAAAAATATCGAAGACCGGATCAAAGAGGCCGTCCGTGATGTGCACCGGAAAAACGCCCGGGATGGCCGGTCCGGTATCCCGGATGCTCAAACCTATATGGAGGCCGCCGATCTGGTACGCCAGCGCGTTGTGCATGATGTCTATAAGAAGCGTCAGCGCGTCGCACAGAACGCGATCGCAATCAGTAAGGTGACAGATACACTCGACGCTAATATCCCTCCAGAGCAGCAGACACCGGTCAATTTACAGCAGTTTATCTTTGCTGGTCGGCGGACTACTGACACCACTGATATAGCAGTGACTTCTGCAGAAGAATTGGCAACAGGCGCATATCAGGACTGGTCACGCCAGTTCAGCGCGGAATTGCTCAAAGCCGGTGATGATGTCCGTAAATTCTTCGAACAGAGCAAGGCGCTAGGAGAGCAACGATTCCGTACTCTCTTTGACCAGCAGGTGGCGAAGTCCGCTCAGTTCCAGATCCTGAAAGAGCTTTATGGAGAAGATACCGGGAACGCGCAGGCGAAGAAAATCGCGAAGGTATGGAATAACGTAACAAGCCGGGCCCGTCAGGAGATGAACGACAACGGATTTGACATCAGCCGGCGCGATGACTGGCATCTGCCGTATGTCGATGACGCTGATTTTATCCGCAACGCAGGGCGCGATGAGTGGCTTGCGTCATTGCCAGTAGCAGAGCAGGCTAACGCTCGACTGTCTGGCCGGCAGCCACCTATAGAGTTCGCTCGCCAGGCATGGGTCGATGATGTCTATAACACCCAGGACCGCAGTAATTATGTGAATCCGGACGGCAGCCTGATGAATGACATCGAGTACCGTCAAGCGCTGGAAGCCATCTTCGAAACGAAAGCCACCGATGGGGCGAATAAAATTGATCTTGGCGCGTTCATGGGTACTGGCGGTATTAAGAATCGTGGATCGCAAAGCAGAGTGATGGCTTTCAAGGATGCGCAGTCCCATTTCGCGTATATGGAACGCTACACACAGCAGCCGGTGGTCGGCGTCATGATGTCTCACCTGCAGTCTTCCTCTCGTGACCTTGGGGTGGTTAAGGCATTCGGGCCGGACGCTTCCCGTAACCTCTCCTTGGTGCTGGACCGTGTGTATCAACGTGCTGTTACGGGGGGTAAGCCGGTGAGAAAGATGAACGACGAGCGCCAGATGGTGGAACGTATGTTCAACTCAATGGCTGGGCTTAACGGTGCTTCATCCTCCAGTATGTTCTCTTCTGCTGTTGGTGGTCTGCGCAATTTGATGACCAGTGCGATGCTTGGTACCAGCGTGCTCACCGCTACCAGCGATCAGGCTATTATGCGCGCTAATGCCCAGGCGCTTGGATTTGACCGAAACGGCATGCGATTGTCGGCCAACACGATCAGGAATCTTTTCAGCGGTGATGCTAAGCGGGCAAACACAGAGCTTGGCCTGCTGGTGGATTCACACGCGGCCGTAGTTTCCAAAATGGGGGGCTTTGACCTGTCTCGTGGTATTACGGGATGGTTCGCTGAGAAGACGCTTAAGTGGTCCGGGCTGATTGCAATGGACCGTGCCAATAAAGCTTCATTCGGTCTGCTCATGTACAAGAACATCGGCGAGCTTACTCGCAAATTTAAAACTCTCGATGAATTGAAGGGATCCGACAAAACAATCCTCGCTAATAAAGGTTGGAGCAATGAGGATTGGGCCATTATGGCCGCTGCTGATCTCCAGCCGATGACTACGGCCGGACACAAGGGTATGACACCAGATGCGATTTATGCAGTGCCGGATGATGTGATTGCCAGCATCATGGCAGACCGTGCCGCCCAGGTTAGAGCCGGTAGTGATGCCGCACTGGCAGCACTTGGTGATCTCCAGCCTGAACGTTTGAAGCGAATGAAAGAGGCATTCTACGCAGAAGCAGAACAGACAATCACGCGTATGATGCGTAATGCCCGCGCGGAAGCAGTGCAGAAACTCCTTGGGATTACACACGGTGAGATGACCAGCGCCGTCACTACTGCTACTGGGCTTGATACCTATGCAAGGGATGACGCCGGGCAACTCATCAAAAGCTTCATGCTGTTCAAGACGACGCCATTTGCCGGGTTCCGACAGTTAGTGAACCGCACGAGCGATCTGGATACCGTGCCAGCCATTAAGTTTTTAGCGTCATATATTGGCGGTACCACACTGGCTGGCATGTTCGCTATCCAGATGAACTCGATGCTAACCGGCAATGACCCTTTGGATATGACGAAGCCCACAACATGGATTCAAGCGCTACTCAAAGGCGGCTCTTTCGGCATCTATGGGGACTTCCTGTTCCAAGATCACACACAATACGGTTCGAGCATCGCGGCCACTATCGGCGGCCCGGTGTTGAGCTTTGCAGAGCAACTGACAAAACTGCTTATTACCAATCCACAGAAGGCGTTGCAGGGTGAGGAAACTTCATTCGGTGCTGACGCATTGAAAACTGCACGCATGATCACCCCCTTTACCAACCTTTGGTATGCTAAGGCAATAACCAATCATCTGATCTTGCAACAGCTCCAGGAAATGGCTAACCCCGGATATAACGATAGAGTGAGAGATCGGGCGCTGCGGGAATTTAATACAACTAGCTGGTGGGAGCCCGGAGATACAGTGCCTCATCGGGCACCGGACTTGAGTAAGGCGTTAGGTGAATAATGGATATTTTAATTAAGCTCGGACTTATCGCCTTCTGGTTTATTGCGATAGTGGTCGCTGCCTCAGCTTTTGTTTATGGGATTGCTTGGTTGGCCCGCAGACAAATAATCAGTGGCGGTGTGGCAAAAGCGATCTATTTTTGCGGTTTTCTTGCTGCCGCAATTTATGCTTATCACCTTGTCTAAGCTGGGAAATCACCCACAAAAAAGCCCGCATAGCGGGCTTATTCAGAAATTTTTTGGCAATCCAGCCTGTTTAAGGATTCCGTTGGCAGTATGTGGCGACACTATAGTGAACGGAACACTGAACTTCTTTTTTGTTATGGGGCTGAACCATATCTCATGGCTTCCTTTCCCCTGCCGGTCAAAATAACAACCCGCTGCGATAAGCAATTCCGTCAGCTTAGGATATAGTCCTGTTCCCATTTATCAGAGTGCGATCCTGTCAGAGTAGGATTGCGCCTGATTAAATGACAGGCTGATGCGATGTGGATTTCCGCCAAAACCGTTAAGCTCATAAAGCTCTGGTGCCACTTCCCATACCCGTTCAGTCAACTCTTCGTATGTAGCCGCCTCAGTCACCAGACCAAGTGCGTCACACTCTGCCACCCATACATTTTCATCATGGTCATGGCATACATTAACATCGAAAGGCCGAGAAAAATTTACTACAGATGCTTCTCTCATAAGCGCCTCCTTTTTACCTTAAAGGTAATATTACGCGAATCTACATCACCCCGCCAATGATTATTTTATAGGCGCTTCCCTGCGCCGTCCGGTCAGTGTCCAGCAATCTGAGCCATAATGTACCTCGCGTGGGAACTGATATCCTTCATCTGGCTCTTGCTCCTAGCCATAAGTGTGGTCAGTTCTGTCGCCAAACCATTTAGAACTCATGACGCAGTGGCATCGCCTTCTCCCTAACGGTATAGGTCACCCAAATACCTTGCTTATCCGCCGGCATTTCCGTAACTCTACTGGTGGTTTTTTACCGGTGAATCCTTCTGGGCTGTTGGTCTGACGAGTATCCAGCCATGCTTCAACTTCATCGGCATTCCAGGCGCATCGTTTGTCCGTCAACCAAAATCGTTTAGGGAAGTCGTTCTCATGCTCGAGGCGATCAATAGTACTCATTGATAAAGGAACAACGCCAAGCAGCTCTTTTTTCCCCAATGCTTTTTTCATTTCAAATCCTGACTCATTTTTAAAGGCCGGATTTCTAACAAATGAGACAACCTGTGGGCAGAGGACTATTCCTGGATAGCTATGTCTCCAGTTGCCTTTTCAGTCGTATGCTGTATCCGACACATAAATCATCTGGAAGTGGCTTGCTTGCGAAGTAGCTGTAACTGACATCTGGGACAGCGATCTTGATGTCCAGATGAGTGGCTGCTTTTGGATAATCATCAACATAAGAGGGAGATTATATATATTATTAATCCAACCGATCGGCCAGTTGCCTAATTACGCCAGGTGATAAGTCGCTGGGATATCTATGCTAACGGGAGGTGTAAATTTCACGATGGCAGAAGCACTGACACCTGAACGGAAGAGGGGAAGTTGCGGCAGCATGAGGGATATCTCCGCTGGCTGGAGTAAAATCGCCTGACTGTCGCGAGTAGCCAGTGAGTGGTTTGATTAAACCAACACGGTCTAAAAAGCCTCCTCAATGGGATGGGGAATAGAATTTTATGATTGTTATATCCTCCAACATTTTAGGATCTACAGTGAGCTCGTGTTCACCCAAGTATCGGCTATGGGCATTAGGCCCAGCTATAATGGCCTTAATTGGCGCGTGCGCCTGTAAGAGCATCCCCCGGGATTTACATGCGTTGAGTCCGCTACCAAACATCTCAGCAACTCGCGATCCTGCGTCCAGCAAAAACCAATGCTTCCAGAATTGAACCGGTCTTCGTTTTTGCCGCGGTAAATAGTCACCGCTTCACCTTCATACTTAGGTAGTAAGGTAACCAGTAGCTTCGTCAAAATTTCATCGTTATTTACTTTTTCACGGATAAAGTGACCACTCTCTATCCATTTTAAATGGAAGGCCTCTTTGAGAGCTGGTGTGGCCGAGCCATCTTTCAGAATCGTATTAAGAAACTCGACCCATCGAGAGCGTTTATGAATCGCATTAAGTAGGAGTCTTTCTTCGGATGGCTTTGGTCGGGCGCGATAATAGTCCTTTAAATCATCTAAGTTCATCGATATCTCTATGCTTGATGGAGTGATAAATGCCATGCAAGTGCTTCTGCTCATAAAGCGAGTATTAGTTTACCCGCACTCTGCTGAGAGAGCATGCTTTCTAAGCAGCTTGTTGGTTCACGGCCTCTTTATGTTGGTTCAGAAATTGGGTGTGTTAGTTCACTTTTTTGGAGTAATCCATTTAAAAACAATCACCTTTACAAATTGAACCAACTGAACCAACTGAACCAACACCATTTTGCTTATATATACGAAATAAAACGGAGCGCCATCTGCCCACATTAAAAATCACCATCAGCAAAACTAATCATCTGACATGGGAAAGATGACTGTACAAATTTCGGCACAAGGGCAGCTGGTGGCAGATCCCCAGCCGTATGGTCGTAATTTCCGATTAAATGGCGGTAATAGGCCGTAGTAGGCCACCAGCGGGGGCGACGGTTCGCAGTAAGGTTCGCACCAAAACGGCTGTAAATTCTTGACTGTCCTGGACGGATTTAAAACCCGCGTAGCGCTAAACCCACGTCAGCAGAGGGCTGGAAGCCAGAGTGTGATTTAGGTCGTCCAAAATATTCTGGTTCGCGCCACTGGTTCGCAGTACGCAGTCAGGTACGCAGCAAAACTGCGCATTCAAGGTGTGTACTACCTGACGAATCCTAACGGTGGTATTGCAAACAGAAATTGCGAATTCGCAAAATGGTGGAGAGGCTTGATATTGCTGGCTTTAGCTCAACATAACCGCGCCATAGCGCCACTGCGATGTTAAGGTTTGTTAAGGATTTCTAAGATTTCCTAAGTTTTAATTGCGTGATACGAAACCGATTCGCAGTTGCGTACCAGCCTGTAAGCCGCATTATCGCTGGGTTTCTACAGTCGAACGCAGTACGCAAAGTGAAAAATCCTCCGAATACGAAACCCGAGCATTGCGCAGTAAATTGCGAATTGCGCAGTTAACAAAATATCTGCGCAAAACGAAACGGATACCAATGCGCAAACCATCCTCAAACCCGCGCTATTACTGGATTTATAGATATACAGTGCGCAAAATAGTGCGCAATTCGCAGTCAAATACGCATATTATTTCGTATTCAATTTGCGCATTCGCAATTTGATTTGCAGCGATTCGCAGGAGGCCCGCCAGTGAGAGACAGAACGCGCAGCTATACCACAGACCTGCCCCGCATAGGGTTGCCATTCCTTGCGAACATGCGTAGCAGGCTGGCGGACGCTGAACCGGGTACGCAGCTTTATACCCAGACCGAAAGTGGAACGTTGTATACCTTCCGGCAAGCCGACAGCTACGCCATGACAATCAACGGCGTGACGCGGGCGATTCGCACCACAACCACACAGGCCGGGTATGGCGTGCGGGAATGGTACGTTTGTCCCCACTGTATGAAACGGGCTGCAAAGCTGTATATCGGCAAGAAAGACATTGGCTGCCGGGCATGCTGGAAACTTCACTATAAAAGCCAGAGCGCCGACAAACTGGACAGGATGCGCATGAAGATACGCCAGCAGCGATACGCGATATGGGGCAACAATGACCTTACCAACAACCTGTTTAATGATATTCGCATGTTCCCAAAACCAAAGGGGATGCGCTGGGCTACGTTTGATAGGCAGCGGGCAGAATTATCAGTTATGGAGATGGCTTACTGGCGGGCATTCAGTCGGGTTGTGGACAAGATCACTGGCGTGTGAGGTAGTAATTCGCCGAACAGCTAATACAAAGAGCGGATATAACCAGACAGGGACAATCACCATGACACCACACGAAATAGCTTTATTGACCGCTGCCAAAATGGAGCATGAAGGCCACCAGCTTACCCCGGCGGATCAACGGGAGATAGAACGCTCAGTTAATGCCGATATAACTCGGCGTTATAAATTCCGCGAAATGATGCGATCCCCCGCCTACCAGTGGAAGAAGCCAGCTCCGAGACGATAACCGAGCATGAATCATGAAAGTGGTGGTAATTACACTTATTGATAGGTAAAAACATTTAATCCATCCTTTTGTGGCGAAGAATATGGTTAACAACCACATATAGTGTTTTGTGTTGATATATATCCCGCTATGCAACGGTGATCGTGACTGGTCACATTGACATAAAAACAACATGGTGTAGATTTACCAGCAACTGAGCCCGGCCCCCTGGCTTGATCTCATCTCAGATGAGTGATTGTTATGGCCGGGCCTTCTTATATCTGGAGGTAGGGATACTGTTGCATGGCTGATCCGGTGAAAGTTCATAAAGAATATGACGAACTTATCGATCTGTTACTTTCGCGTGGCATGGATGTGCCAGACCGGGATCATGCAATAAAGAAAATCTCTCAAGTAGGTTACTACAGACTCTCCGGATTCTGGTATCCGTGCCGAATCCCTCACATAACTCCCGAGAACATCAGGACGCGTTTAGATCGAGTACGCCCAGGTACGAACTTTCGGGCAGTATACGACCTCTACTTATTCGATAAAAAAATGCGTTTATTGATGATGAATGCCTTGGAACGAATAGAGGTTTATGTCCGTTCTGTTATTGCGCATGAAATTGGTAAAATTTCACCTCTCGCATATCTTGATGACTCTTTAATAAATCCTAAGCATCTAAGAGGTCGTCCTCGTGGGCGGTGTAGCGCGAGGGAGGAGTGGCTTAGCAAGCACACAAATGAAATATCCAAAAGTCGAGAGGACTTTATAAAGTGGCATGAGGGTAAGTATGAGGGACTCCCATTCTGGGTTGCTATCGAGGTGTGGGATTTCGGTCTAATGTCGAAGTATTATGCGATGCTAAAAGACGGGTATCGTAACGGGATTCTATCTAGGCTGGGTATTGCTGCGGGTAATGGGGCTATTTTCCAGAACTGGCTCAGCGCCATGAATGTAATGAGAAATCGCTGCGCTCACCACTCACGTATCTGGAACAAGGTTAATGAGCCGAAGTTGATGCCACTGCCCAATCATCCATATTTTGAACGCCTGAATATGAATGATGATGCCTATGAAAGAATGTACGGCATGATAGCAGTGCTATGGTTTTTGGTGAAAAAGATTGGCCCGGGCTCAAACTGGATTAGGCATGTCGCTGAATTAGTAGACAACAAGCCATATCTTCCCGGTTGCAACTTAACTGCGATGGGACTTCCTGATAACACAGGATTTCCAAGAGCTCTATTCGGTATCGAATAGTAGGGCACATTAAATAATTGCGAAGGCTACGATCATAGCGCCGCTACTATCTTCTCAGCATTGTGTCCCTGACGATTCCAGGCGCTGTAAATATCCTTATCTCACGCTTTTTGCCCGCTTTAGTCTGATAACCAGCCTCATTGAGCCTCTCAGCGATAATGCGGCCATTGTCGAACCCTATCCCGGATAGTGTCCGCTACAATTCCGATCACCGCCGTTTCATTGTACGGCTGCGGGGGGATTCCCTGCTTGCCGCCGCCGCGACTTCCATTCGCTCCACCAGCAACCATGCTTTCCAGCGTGCGCCGGGTTGATTCGAGCTGGTGGCGCTTATCGAACGACACCATGCCATGAAGCAGGTAGGCCACGCCCGACACATCGAACGGCGGCGCACCTATCTCACCTGTCACCCATTCGAGATTATCCGGCTCAAAGTAGCTGAGTATCTCTTTTTTGCAGCTGGTCATTCTCATGGCTGGATGATTCCTTATTGTGGGATAGCACTATCATACAATAAGCGGGTTGAAGGGAGAGCGTTACCGCCTGATGTGCTGTATGAAAAACAACCAAATCTAAGGGGCGGAAAAAGATATGGGGGTACTTTTGGGGGTATCTATAAAAGCTGAACAATAAAAAACCAACAAAAACAAAGATTATCACCTATGTGTGCTGTTCCTATTATCGGCACCACCTCAAGTTCCTTAAGTGTTCTCATAAATCAATTACTCCACTGTTTTATAGGCATTTTCTGGGTTTTAATCCTTCTAACCCCCAAATTTTAGTAAATCCCTGTACTGGATGCGCATATGCTCCTGTTCGGTTTGAGATTCCTGTACATCTGGAAATGAGCAATGTTGTCGTCGCCTGTAAAACCGAATGGAAGCAGGAGTTGGCGGTTTCGCTATCGTTTTACCGGTAGGCCCAAAATGATCTCGCTTGGTGTGTATCCTACGATCACACTTGTCGATACGCGTTCTCGTCGTGACGATGCCCGAAAAATGGTCGCGGAAGGAAAAAAACCGAGTGAGGTTCGTAAGGATCAGAAGATTGCTTTGCAAACCGAGTCTGAAAGCACGTTCGAAAAGATAGCCAAAGAATGGCATCAGATGAAGTCTGCTAAATGGTCGTCAGGTTATGCCTCACACATTATGGAAGCTTTTCAGAACGACATTTTCCCTTATGTGGGGGCAAGACCTGTCGGCGAAATTAAATCTCTAGAATTGCTTAGTGTGCTGCGTAAAATTGAAAAGCGTGGTGCGTTAGAGAAAATGCGCAAAGATCGGCAGCGTTATTCAGAGGTTTTTCGTTACGCGAAGCTACTAGAAGGGCGGAATTTAAACCTGCGGCAGATCCCTCCAGTGCTCTCGAAGTACATCAATCCAATCATTTTCCGTTCCTAAAAGCTGATGAGATACCCGATTTTCCGCGTGCTTTAGACAGTTACACAGAGAGTCGGCTTATTCAGATTGCTACGAAATTACTGATAATTACAAGTGTAAGAACCATTGAACTACGTGCGGCATTGTGGTCAGAGTTTGATCTGGATAACGTTATTTGGGAAATTCCTGCTGAAAGGATGAAAATGCGTAGGGCGCACCTTGTGCCATTGTCGACTCAAGCGTTAGATTTACTCAATGAACTCAAGATAATGACAGGTAACTATCGTTATGTTTTCCAGGGAGAAATGATCCGAGTAAGCCAATGAGTGAAGCCGCTATCAATCAGCTTATAAAACGAATTGGGTACAGTGGAAGACTTACCGGTCATGGATTTAGGCATATGATGTCAACAATTTTACATGATGCCGACTTTAAATCTCAATATATTTAATTACAGGTTGCTCATGTTAATAGTAATAGAATTCGCGTTACACATAACCATGCAACATTCATTGAGGAAACAAGGAAAATGTTGAATTTTTACTCTTCAAACTTATTTTTGAGGGAAATGTAA